TTCATCACCATACATAACAACTGCTCTCTCAGCAGCATTCAAACTCTTGAAGCAATCAAAAGCATTCTTTCTAATCTCATCAGGGATGTGATGTTTCATTCTAATACAATTTCAACTTCTTCATCAAGTTCCCAAGAGTCTTCACCCTCAAGATACTGTTCCAACTTACCCACTAATTCTGGTGGAAAATCATCAACAAACATTCCCCATGTTCCTGTTTCCACAGGATCAGGTTCCCAAGTAGATACTTTCACATCATCATATTGAGAGAAAATAAACTCAACAATATTTGTTTGATCGTCTTCAGTTTGACAATAGATTTTAAGATCGTTCATTGAATAGCAAGTGGTTGTAGTCGGTCAAGGATCTCACGATAGGCAGGAACAATATCACCTTCATCCTTCCTGAATAGATCCTTATCAAATCTTTCATCACTACCAATCTTCCAGAGTCTCATACTATCAGGACTAATCTCATCAGCAAGTAGCAACTCACCATGAGCAGTATAACCATACTCAATCTTGAAGTCAACCAAGTCAATACCCATGATGTAGAACATCTGACGGAGATAATCATTGATACGGAGTGTCATCTCAATGAAGGGTTCTGGATCATATCCCATCAGACGCACACGGTCTGGTGTCAGGAGAGGGTCATGCTTACTATCATCCTTTAGAAAAAACTCCACAATCGGTTGTGGTAGTGGTACACCTTCTTGAAGAGTTGTCTCACGAACAATAGATCCAGCAGCACGATTCCTACAAATAACTTCTAGAGGAACAATACTAACCTTCTTACAAATCATCTTATTAGCACCAACCATATTGATGTAATGAGTTGGGATAAGTTCTTTGGAAAGTTTCTCAAAGATAATTGATGAAATACTGCAACAGAGAGATCCTTTTCCTAAAGGATGATCTTCTTTCTCCCCGTTTCCTGCTGTTACCTTATCATGATACTCAATAATGACTTGCTCTGCATCATCACCTTGATATACAGTTTTTACCTTTCCTTCGGTAATTACTTCCATAAAAAAGAGGGTGTTTTATCACCCCCACTATACCACATATGTCAATTAAAACCAAATTTTCTTTTGATGATGTTCAGGTACAATTCTACCAAGAACAATAGTTAACAACCCATCCTCAAATTCAACTGATCTAACTTCCGTATCCTCTGCCAATGTCCAAGTTCTGGTGAAAGATCGTTGAGCCATTCCTCTGTGGATATAAGTTGTTTCGGATTCGGTATCCTCTCTTTGTCCTTCGACAAAGAGTTTTCCGTCTTGTGTGTAGACATTTACTTCTTTCTTTTTAAATCCTGCTAGTGCAATTTCTAATCGCGATTCTACGTTGCTGACCGTGACTAGATTAAATGGAGGATAATTCTTTGTTGTTTCGTGGAGATTAAACAACCTATCGAAGTATTCATCCATTCCAATGCTATTCCTATTTATGCGTTCCATCAACGCAGGTAGGTCCGCAGCAGTATACCGTGCAAGGTTTCCCATGATTCTTAGCTCCTTTAAAAGCGAGTTTGTGTTTTGTGGACCCCGAAGGCATCCAGATATATTTATAACATAGCAACAAAAAAAGAGGAACGGTAATAACCGAACCTCTTTATGTGGTGTTCCGACTTTCGTAGAGACCGCACGAAAAGAGTCTCAGTCTTATTTAGCTACTTCTTCTTGGGGTTTGGTCTTCTTACCAATATTATATTTTTGCTCCAGAATCCAATCCGACTTGTCCTTGTATGCAAGCACCTTAATTTGGTTAAGAGGTGCGATGTCAGTCACAGAATCTTCTTTAACTACGCTAATAAGTCCCCAATCAGATAAGAGACGTGCAATGCGATTACGACGCTGTACGTCGTTCACAGTGAGGTTAGCGTGCTTCCCATCAAGGGCAAACAACTCCTTAAAGTGAACAATGAAATATCTTCCCTGCTTATGCAGAATATGACAGGACTGATAGAGTTTCTTTTCCTTGCGTGATGCAACTCCAATCCGAGTTAGAGTCTCTCTTACTTTCAAGAAATCATCAGGTTCATTGAGGAGCACCTCCACCATCTGATCTTGAGACCATTGTACTGTTGGTTCCACCGTACTCATTTCATTCCTCCAATGTCAAGTCGTTGTTTAATAAAGTTAATCTGTTCGTTTGTCAGAATTTTCAGAGCTTGTGATGCCTTCTCATTACTATAACCATAGTATTGTTTGACACATTCTAAATCTTGGACTTTATCCTTACGGAGCCAAGGAGAGAATCTCTTTCTTTTCCTCAATGTATTTAGATAAAAAGAATATTGCATATCTTTATCAAGAAAGTTATACTTATTCATTTCATTGGCAAACATGACACAATCAAGGTGCCCAGACAAACAACGATTAATGATATATGGGGGATAGTCTTTTATATGCTCACTCAAATCTTCCTTATTAAAGTTAATGGAGTTAAGCCAGTCTTTGAGTTCCATAATTAAAAAGTAAAAGTTCTTTACGTTCCTTTTGCTCACGCATGTATTCACCAACAGAACGCATCGTGTAAGTTAAATCAAACTCACCTGCTTCCCACCCATTAAATCTCTCCTTAACTAAGTTAGAAGAATTATAAGATATGAGTTGAGGACCAACATGCCTATCACAATCGGAAGAAAAATCATCGTGATTAAATCCGTTGTGCATACTTCCCTTCTTACCATAGAGATTATCTTTAATGTCATATGGAGGATCTAGATATGTGAATACATCTTTACGATCAGTGAGAAGTGACTCATACGACCAGTTAGTAATTTTCCAGTTCTGAATTAGTTGAGTGTATCCTGGAAGTTTTTGGATTCCTCGCATTGAGAAGTTGGAGACGCTTGCTTGTCTGCTGAAGGATGAGGACTCGGTGAGACCAGAAAAAGAGCACTTATTGATAATATAAAAGCTACTAGCGCGAAATAAATTTGATTCAGTGTAATCATTAACAATACTCTTTGATTTTAAAAATAATTCTCTTGCAGATTCTTCATCAGAATGCAAAGACTTTAATTCCTGTAAACTCTCATATAAAGGATTACCTTCATCTTGCAGAACCCTCCAGAAATTATACAAGGGTTCATACAAGTCATTAACCCAGATATCCAACTTAGGATACTTCTTAGTAATATGTATCGCTACGCTACCACCACCTAAGAATGGTTCACGGTACTCCTTATAGTCACGGAGGTCAGGAAAATAGGGATCCATCTTGATGCAAGCACGGGACTTGCCCCCAGGATAACGAAGAGGAGTTTTATACGATTTCATCACACAATCAATTTCTTAGATGATGGGGTAACTAGTTTACTCCCAAACATTTCATTGTACTTCTTACTCACATCTTCTTGAACAGCACAAACGTAAACAATGTGCTGCTGTTTCATGGTGACTTCAGGATTGTCTGGATCAATCACAGTTGCCCACTGCGCGAATCCAACACCATTAGCATTAGGTAGAACTACAAGACCGTTCTTTACGGTAATTGTATTCTCATCTTCAGAGATGAGTTCAGCAATAATCTCTTCGCCAGTAACAATGCGAATTAGTTTAACATCAATCATAATCAATAAAATTTAGAATTGTTATCTTCAATTGCATGGAGAAGAACTCCATCCACTTTTGAAAGTAGTTCTCGCATATCACTATGCAGAACGCGATATCCAGTGCCAACATATAGTTGACCTAAGACAACTGCTATAGTAGCAGTTCCCCAGAATACATAATAGAATCTGGATTTTACTTGTGCTTTAATTTTAGTTTTCATTTGAATTCACACTCCACCATAAGTTCAGTTAGACATGCCAGCATATTTATTTCTTGATCCGCAACGAATGCCATTTGATACTGATACTTAGCCAGAGTAAGCACAGCAGCAGGAATACTATTCGGAACCATGGAATCATAACAAGCATCGTAAATACGACGCAATAGGACAGCAGTATCATTGTCCAGGTTATTGACAACCCATTTACGTACTTCGGGAAAATCTTTTTCCTTAAGTTTCTTAACCAAGTCATTTACTTTTACATCACTAAAAGTTGCAAGAATACCAGGATCAATAGTACCAGAAGAAGAATATCTCTGACACTCATTAAGAACACGTCTCCAATCTGGGAAGTGCTTATTAATAAGTTCTACCAGGACCTTGTTATCATATTTAACACTTTCTGTATCCAAGATTTCTTGGATGCGTTTGAAGAATGAGGCTGCAAGTCCCTGTCGATCTTTTCCCTTAATGGAGAACTCGACAACCGTTGTGCGGGAATGAAGTGGTTCGAGAATTTTGTTTTTGAAGTTGCAGGTAAAGATGAATCTGCAGTTGCCACTAAACTCCTCAATAAACGCCCGTAAGAGGAGTTGTACATCATTGGTTGTGTTATCTGCCTCATCAATGATGATGACTTTGTGTTTTGCAGTTGAAGAAAGCGAGACGGTCGAAGCGAAATTCTTCGCAGTATTTCTGACGGTATCGAGGAATCGTCCTTCATCGGATCCGTTGATGACATAAAAATCTACTCCTAGTTCATTGCAGAGTGCTTTTGCTACCGTAGTCTTTCCACACCCAGCAGGACCTGCAAGGAGCATATTTGGTATCTCACCCTTATCTAGGAAGTCTTGAAAAGTCTTCTTAATACTTGGTGGTAAAATACATTCTTCAATAGTTTTGGGTCTGTATTTTTCAACCCAAAGAAATTCATCACGCATGTTCTTTTTTCACCAAATTAAACGAACCATCATCATTAGGAATCCATTCTAGCATATCTCCCTCTTTCCATCCAGTCACTTCTAGAATTTCTGGAGTAAAGGTTAAGATTCCATTTTTATCAACTGTCAAAGTAGTTTTCATTCTAAAGGACGAACAAATTCATTAGATACAATATCAGTTGCCTTCAATTGTTCTTTCATATATTCTACACCATTTTCAGGTATAGCAGTATCACCACAAGTAAAGACATCACAAACTGCCATACCATTCTCAGGCCAAGTATGTATACTGAGATGACTCTCAGCAAGCATAGCAATTCCAGTCACACCCTGAGGATCAAACTTATGTACTGTCAAATCAAGCAGAGTTGATTTACATTCTTTTGATGCTCTAAACAAAACCATTCGTATGAACTCTTTGTCGTCAAGCAAATAAAAAGGACAACCTTTCAAAGTAAAAAGAATGTGTTTCATGTCCACTTACCAGGGGGAATAACTTCTCGGCAATGTTTCGCAACCCACTGACGAGAATCAAAATCTTCATCTAACTTTTCTTCTGAAAGTTTTTTTAATTTTTCAAGCAACCAACGATTAGTCATAATCAAATCCAATCAGGTTTACGATCAGGGATGCGAAGATAATTATCACATACCCATGGTTTAGATGCAATGTACATCTTATATTTGTCAAAGATGGATATTGAAGTATCTAACTTGAACTCATCAGGTCCAGCAAAAACAAAGGGTGTTGTATCCTTTCCACTACGACCTTGTGGGTCTGCTGTAGGGAGTATCTCCTTTGCTGCTAGAAGGGTCTTCTGACAGGTATGAACCTTACCATAACGAGCAGTATACTCATCACACATAGCAAGTCCATGAGCAAGCAACCACTGCCAATTACTCACAAACTCATTTGCCCAAATAGTACAAGGGTGATTACGAAAAGCACCCTTCTCAGTAGCATAGGGAGTACCATCTGCTCTAGGAAGAGTGCCGAAGTTATGACCCCATTTGTCAGAGCAAACAATAGCAAGCATCTGACAGGTTTCTAAGGGCATCTTGACGATGTGCTTGTCAGGGAGAACCCTGGCAGACTCCCAAGGACTGGGAGAGGTTACAAAGATATTCATAGTAACTTTGACAAAGAGATTATCAAAAGGAATGATAGCATTATAACCACATCCCAGGATTTTGTCTTAATAAAGTAAGGAACTGAAATAGCATCACCAATAAAGTGAAGAAGCACTCCAAAAGCAACACTGACATGAAGAACCACGAAGTAAGCAATGATCGCAAGAGCACTGCCCGTGATTCTCATGGCAACATCAAAGGTCATCAACCAAAAGTAGAATCAGGTTCTAAAGCAATATAATACGTCAGATCATGATTCTTAGATGTGAATCGAGACAGAAGTTTTTGCGACACAACAACATCATAGGTTCCTGGAAGAATCTTGATATTCTCAACTTTGAAATTGAATGAGAACTCTTTGTCGGTTTCACCAACAATAACAGAGAAGTCATTAGAAGTGTCGTTCTTCTTATCACGAACAACCAATTTGACGACACCTGCTTCACCAACAGCAGAAAGGTCAGGAAGTTGATAAACAGCAGACGCTTTCAGCAGTTTGTCCAACTGCTCAGTGCTGAGTTCAAATTGAACATCCTCACTAGGAAGTTGAATTGCTTTTTCTGGAGGTGTTACAATTACATTGGGGTCTGCAAAAAAATACTTGGTGCGAGACCGACCTTCACGGATAACAACGTATCCATCATTAGCAAAGTCAAGTTCAGGACTGGAATGCAAACTCAAACCATTAAGAAACTGGTTTAGGTCATAGATTCCAAAGTCCTTCATGAACTCTTCATTAATCGTTGCCTCTGCAAGAATATTCTTCATCACACTAATAGTGCGAAGTTTACTACCCTCTTTAAACAAAATGGATTGATTGATTGAAGAGAAGTTCTTCAAAACAGAAATAGTCTTATCAGAAAGTTTCATAACAGGTCGAATTTTCATCACTGAGGGTAAGTTTCATTTTGTGCATTTTTGTCATTGAAATGCATCAGAAGTACAGCATAATGCAGAATCTTCATAATGTCACGACGGGCGGTTCCCTTCTTATCATATCGTGACGCATACTTGAGGATGTTGCTGCGACAAAATGCCTCACCATCACCACAAGCTTCAATAAGATCAAGAGTTTGAATCTTATCTGAACCAGCAGAATAATGCTGATCATATGTTCTAGTGATGTAATCTTTAAGTTCTTTGATAATTACATCTTCACTATACTTCTGTCTATTGTTAGATGAAGGTTTGGAAGGAACGGATAAATCAAGAGAAATACTATCTTCTGATTCTGCTCCAAAGTAATTGAATGAAACGGGTTGTGCGGCATTAATACCATCACTTGAGAAAGTGATATGATCATTCCCCATACCACCTGGAAGAGCAGAACCACCAAAAACAATAGTGTCTGGAGATGCAGTGCCGGGATTACCCACAACA